TACAAGTTTGGCTGCTTGGTTTGTGACAAACGCTTGTAACAGAAACAATCCGCGAGATAAGTGGACAGCAATACCTGATTTCCGTATGCCTGATCAAAATGTGCCACAATCTTTTTTGCAAAAATATTCCTATCATTTTCAATGTCACCATATGACACTGCAAGGTCTCATTGATGAAAAAATTGTCACAGAAAAACAACTTGAAGATATGGATATTATTGGTGTAATCAGAAATCCTTTTGATAGACAGATAAGTTTGTTCAAGTGGCTCTATCGCAATGTTGGTGATGTTGGTCCGGGTACTGTAGAAGAGGCCGGTGATGTTACCGCTTTTAGATATCGATTTAGAGAAGGCAAACATCACTTAGATATTAACAACGAGGTTGTTCAGGCCGACTATTTTAAATTGAACGGCGAGATACATCCTAACTGCAAAATATGGTTATGGGAAGATATCAGATCACAACAAGAAAAATTGATGAAAGAAAAAAATATTGTGGAGAGATATCCGCTATTGAGATCAAAAGTGTCTAATCGAACAAGAGATAGGCAAGAATTCGAAAGATATTATGATGACAAAACTATGAGAGCGGTCAGAGAATATTTTGATGAAGATTTTAAACTAATACAAAAATTGAAATTGACAAAGTGACTTATATATGATACATTATACGTGTAAATGACCATTATGGGAGACATATTGAATGAGCATTCTCGCTAAACTGAAAAGCAACACTACAATCAAAGAATCCGACATTCTCGCAGATTCAAAATTCTTTACGAAGAAAGATATGATTCCCACGGAAATTCCTGTGGTCAATCTTGCGTTGTCTGGTCGACTTGATGGTGGTTTAACACCTGGTCTCACCATGTGGGCAGGTCCTTCTAAACACTTCAAAACTGCCTTCAGTTTGCTGATGGCTAAGGCATACCTAAAAAAATATGAAGATGCTGCGTTACTTTTTTACGACTCCGAATTCGGTACTCCGCAAAGTTATTTTACTAGTTTTGATATTCCCATGGACCGTGTTCTTCATACTCCTGTCACAGATGTTGAGCAACTCAAGTTTGACGTAATGAAACAACTCAGTGAGATTGAATCTGGCGACAAGGTAATTATCATCATCGATTCAATCGGTAACCTTGCTTCGAAGAAAGAGGTCGAAGACGCGCTTGATGGTAAGTCTGTTGCTGACATGTCACGTGCGAAACAAATGAAGTCTCTGTTCCGTATGGTGACTCCTCATCTGACAATGAAAGACATTCCCATGGTTGTAGTGAATCACACCTACAAAGAAATCGGAATGTTCCCGAAAGATATCGTAGGCGGCGGTACAGGCTCTTACTATTCTGCTGACAATATCTATATCATAGGCCGTCAACAAGAAAAAGAAGGTAAAGACGTAGTTGGTTACAATTTTATTATCAACGTAGAAAAGTCTCGACACGTGCGAGAGAAGGCCAAAATTCCTGTCACAGTAACGCATGAAGGCGGCATCTCTCGTTGGTCTGGCCTTCTTGAGATTGCACTTGAAAGTGGATTCGTTGTCAAACCATCAAACGGCTGGTACTCTCGTATTGACGCTGAGACCGGCGAAGTTGAAGACAAAAAGTTTAGAGCAAAAGATACTGACAGCGGTGAATTCTGGATGCCTGTCGTAACAAATCCTAAATTCACCGAGTGGGTCAACAGTAGATATCAAGTTGCTCATGAGTCTATTATCAAAGATAACGAAATCGATGAATTCTTGGGAAACGCTTAACTAAATGATATTAAATCATGGTGATGCTCAATACGCGGCAAATATTTTTAAAGATTTTTTTGCCAACTTTGAACGTATTGATGACTACATGCGAGCAGTGAAGATGGAGAGGGTGTCTCAGATGTCGCCTTCTCTACCTGGTTTTGGTCCTGAGACTGACATGTTCGACAAGTTTGATATGCACCCAGAAGACATGGAAATTGTTCTCTGTGATGCACGCCAGTCTGACTTCATGACTTATATGGAACTTGTAACGTCTGCGCCTGTTGAGTCTAGTATTCCCGGTAAACAGATGTTGCAGTTTGTAAAAGAAAAGAATACTGGCCTGTTACTTGGCATGATTCGTTTCGGATCACCGACTATCAATTCAAAACCTCGTAACGACTGGTTGGGAAAACCTCTCGACACGATGAACGCTGACATTATGAAGCGATTCAACAATTCAGCGATCATGGGTTTCAACATTGTACCTACACAACCTTTCGGGTTCAATTATCTTGGTGGTAAACTGTTAGCAGCGATTTGTTGTACTCATGAGATACGTGAGAAACTAAACGCCAAGTATGATGCGAATGTGTGCATGTTTGAAACGACCTCGTTATACGGTTCATCGAAGGCCGCATCACAATATGATGGCATGAGGCCATTTCTGCGATTCAATGGTTTGACTGATTCTAATTTTGCGCCGTTGATTAATGACACGACCTTCCGCAGTTTGAACGATTGGTTCACCGAACGCAACGGTGAACCGCTTGTACCGTCTGATGCGTCTTCACGCAAACTGAAGACACAGACCAAGATGGTATCAATAATCAAAAAATCACTGAAAGAACACAGTGAAACAGAATACGAAAATTTTTGTAAAATATTTAAAGATGCTTTAGACTTGACTGAACGAAAAAGGTCCTTCTACTGCACTTATGGTTTTGACAATGTTCCTCAGTATCTAAATATGGAGACTGATGAACTAGTCAGAAAAGATAACTTTGACCGTTTCTATCTTGAGTCGATCTTAGATTGGTGGCGCAAGAAGGCCGGCAAACGTTATGAGTCTCTTAAATCTGAGGGACGAATTAGAACTGTCGTTGAGACTTGGAATAATAACGCCGAGGACATCGACATTATACGATAACTCAATGAATGTAGCCTCGGTTTGAGGTACATTTCAAAGGAGAAAAATATGTTAGTAGAAATACACGATCCGCAGGATACACTTACGCAGTATAAAGTGATTCAATCGCCTGGAGCATCATGGCGAGAAACCATCCTCCTCGATCCAGAAGATGTCTATGTACCGAAGAATGACACTGAAGGGTCCTTCAACAACCTAGTCCGTTTCAAACAGGACACAGGTCACATCAACAAACTCGCTGAAAGTCTACAGAACGGTTGTGATAACACGCAACACCCGCCAGTTGTGGTGCGTCTGAAGAAGCCTAAGTTAGTCAACGGTAAGATGTACAGTTATGAACTGATCTGTGGTTTTCATCGAATGGCTGCAATGAAGAAAGCGTGGATCTTAAAATGGCCTTTCGCTGTTTACGAATTTGAGGATGACCTCGCAGTGATTCGTTTTCAGAAAGTTGAGAATAATCACGTACTGACTCGACAAGCGACTGCTGATGATCTTGCCAATACACTCGCTTACATGGTGAATCGCGGCTGGCTTGAAAATACAGAAGCTGATATGGAAACTGAACTGAGTGATATGACAAACATCCATCACTCCACAAAGTCTGCCGCAATTCGAAAAGCAATTCGAATGACTGGTGCATATCAAGACTTTATCACCTACACTTTCCAAGATGTTGTTGAGTTTCTGGGTCTTCACTCAAACTACGATGATGATCGGCCAATGTATTCATACAAAGGTATGATTGATACATCACGTGATGCACACGGTTGGTCTGTCCTTGAAGGATACGAGAGTGAGTTTTTGATGAATGCAATCAACTCATTCAACGACACTGGTAAGGAAAGTTATTTCATCTGCCACACAAAGAGTCCGACTGAAGAACGTGACCTTTACGAGAAGCGTAACAAAATGAAAGATACCTTCTCAGAGCTTGAAAATGCTCTTGATAAAGTGTTACAATACCGACAAGAGAAAGGAAGATATCCTTGGCAAGTAGAAGCATTTCTTCCTCAAAACAACCTTGAAGGTGAAAACGGATTCGTTGAGGCAAATTGATGATTACAACAGAAAAACTTATTCTGTCTAATCTAATCTACAATGAGAGTTATATCAGAAACATTCTACCTTTCTTAAAGGAAGAATATTTTACCACACGGTCTGACCGTGTGGTACTCTCATTGATCTCTGATTATTTCGAAAAGTACAATTCTACGCCAAGTGCTGAAGCGCTGACAATTGAATTGAACAACTCAAATATATCTCAGGGTGATTTCGATGAAGCAACAGAATTTCTAACACAGTTAAACGGTGATGCGGCCGAATATGACTGGCTGATGCAGACAACCGAAAAGTTTTGTCAAGACAAAGCAATCTATAATGCAATCATGGAATCGATACAAGTTATCGAAGGCAAGTCTGAAAAAGACAAAGGCTCACTGCCTACAATCTTGCAAGAAGCACTTGGTGTTTCCTTTGATACAAACATTGGTCATGATTTCTTAGAAGACTTTGAAGAACGATATGATTTTTATCATAAAAAAGTTGAACGTATTCCGTTTGATCTCGACTATCTCAATCGCATTACAAGAGATGGTGTTCCCCGAAAAACATTAAATGTTATTCTCGCAGGCACCGGTGTCGGTAAGACATTGATGATGTGTCACTTTGCGGCCAACAATATGATGCAAGGCAAGAATGTTCTATACATCACTCTTGAGATGGCTGAAGAACGCATTGCTGAACGTATCGATGCCAACTTGATGAATGTGCCTCTGGCTGATCTTGAAACCTATCCTAAAGAAACGTACAACAAAAAACTTGAACGTATCAAAGGTAAGACGACCGGCAAATTAATTGTTAAAGAATATCCGACAGCAAGTGTCGGTTCAGGACACTTTCGCCACCTACTCAACGAACTGAAGAGTAAAAAGAAATTTGTACCTGATGTGATATACATTGATTATCTAAATCTTTGTGTGTCTTCACGTATGCGTATGGGCGGTTCAGTGAACACCTATTCGTATGTAAAAGCAATCGCTGAAGAATTGAGAGGGCTCGCAGTTGAACAAAACTTACCGATCTTTACCGCAACGCAGACTAACCGCACAGGCTTCACATCGTCGGATGTGGGGCTTGAGGACACAAGTGAATCATTCGGACTCCCAGCAACAGCAGACTTCATGTTCGCCGCAATCTCGACCGAAGAACTTGAAGGACTCGGACAACTAATGATCAAACAGTTGAAGAATCGTTATGGCGATCCTGCCATGCATCGACGATTCGTTGTGGGCATTGACCGTGCTCGCATGAAACTGTATGATGTCGAACAGTCTGCTCAGTCTAATGTGGTCGTTTCTATTGATGATAAACCTGTCATGGATAACACCGACTTTGGTATCGGACTGAAAAAAGAAAAATTCGACAAGAATGTTTTCGACGCCTGGAAGTAAATATTTCACATAAATAGAGTGGTCTCAAAGAGGCCACTGAAATGAAATACTTACTACTAATAATGATATACTTGACCACATCGTGTATGTCGGTTGAACACATAGACGGCGAAATGCCAACACTTGAATGCGAAGAGTGTGAAAAGTTTTGTACTGCTGATGTCGATATAGATGTCAGACCTGACAGAGTAGTTTTAGAATGTCACATATTAATATGAGGTAAAAATGAGAAGTACCATAGATTATAAGTACCGTGAAGATGAAATAATTGCAGAACTGCACGATTACATTGATTCGACATACGATCAACATTATGCACAAAACAAGTTTCAGGCTACCGAGTTTATCATTGACGGCGGCCATGGAGAAGGTTTCTGCCTAGGAAATATTTTGAAGTATACGCAACGTTACGGCAAAAAAGAAGGCAAAAACAAAAAAGACTTGATGAAGGTTCTGCACTACGCCATCATAGCTTTACATGTACATGATCTGGAAGAAAATGACTATTAATAAATCAGACGGAACATCTATCTTACATACCAAGAATCTTGACATTAGAACCGAACTTCTAAGATATGTCGCTGAAGGTTATCTCGACAAGGACGACCTTCTAGCGATGTGTCTTGGTTACATGTCACACTCCGATGTGGTTGAGATGATGATCATGAATGAGCTCGACGGTATACTTGAATAATGTGTGCAATAAACGGTTTTGCCTTGTTAAATTCTTGGTACCAGCCAAGTCATGTCAAGAAAATGAATGCGGCGAACCGTTTTCGTGGACCCGACAAAACAGACTGGTGGCACGATAAACACATTTCACTAGGCCACAATCTACTGAGTATTTCTGGCGACATTGAAACATCACAACAACCTTATGTGACAAAGAAAGGCAATGTCTTTGTTTATAACGGCGAATGGTTTGATCACACTGGTTACGATACCGAATATCTAGCAGAGATGATTGACTATCACGGCATAGAATATCTGAATGACATCAATGCTCAGTTTGGTCTTGCATGGTATGACAAAGAAAACTGCCGTGTGACAATTGCGAGAGACCATTTTGGAATTAAACCTGTCTTCTACTATCTGAAGGATGGTAAGTTTTATTTTTCTTCATCAATACACGGACTGAGAGAGTGCGTCAACATTGTTCCTGATGAAGAACAATTGATGAAGTCAAACAAGAAAGGTTTCTTTTATGAAGGAAATTTCACTCCCTATAAAAACATACATGTGTTGTCTCCAGGTGAGTACATTACTGTCTGTCTGAAACGAGTCAAAGAAATCGCTAGAGGCAGTTTTCATGACTATCAACTTGATACGATAGACATGAAAGACCGAGATGTGAAGAAATTGATCATCGAAGCGATTGAACAGGTGGGTTATTCTCAAAATCAAATTGCGCTTGCTCTGTCGGGTGGTTTAGATTCGACAACGATTGCATCCGTTCTCAAGTCAAGTAATCCACTTTGCATCACAAACAAGTATGTTTGGCCGGGTCTTGAAGACCAGAAGATGGCCATTTACTCAAAAGATTTTGCACTTGCAAACAGAACAGCAGAAGAATATGGACTAAAAATGGTTCACGCTGAGTGCAATCATCTGAATCATGCTGATCTTGAGAATGGTGTAGCACAGTCATCGTTGTTGCCTTTGCAGGATTTTGACCGGCAGGTCGCAAGATTTGTTTTCTGTAGAGAGACAAAGAGACAAGGCATTAAAGTATTGTTGACGGGTGATGGTGCAGATGAAATTTTTACTGGTTACTCAGGTCACGATAGACTTTACGAATGGACTGATGAGCGACTTGTAAAATTTATTAGAACTAGACTTGAACAAAAAAGAGAAGAACAGATTTCATTTCCAGAACACGTTTTAGGGCGAGACATACGGAACAATTACCTGTTTCTTGAATTGTTCAGACTTGTCAATACGTACAACTTGACCATGGATGCTCACAGTGGTTTTCACGGTGTTGAGTCACGTGTTCCCTTTTTACATCAAAAACTGGTCAGAACAATGTTATCAATTCCTTCTGAGAAAAAATTGAGATTGATGCCGGAACTTGATCTGAAACTTAGAGCGAACACCAAATTCTACCTTAGATCACTTTTCAAGAAAAATCTACCTGAACATGTATTGACCCGCAACCAGAAGGCTGGATGTTGTCTGCCTTGGAACAGTCTGTTTCCTTCCAGATCAATGCAGAGTAAACGCGAAATTGTGCAAAAGATCAGACCCCTACTAGGTCATCACAAATTGATCTAAAAATGTGACTTTTTAACACAAAATATTCTAAAAAAATTTTCAATAAAAACAACGACTTACAGACGCAGGAAAAGTCATTATAAATCAATGACTTGCGGCTTGCGTTTACCTGTGGTTCCTGTACAATTACTCCTGTAATCAATTGAGAGAGGTTGTACATGAAGTTTTCGGTTTATCAATATCAGATGTCCCGTGAGGTCGCTGATCGTGTGAACGCCAATGGTTGGGATGTCGCGGCTCGCGAGTTTCCCGAAGTCAACATTCACCACGGTGTCAAGTGGCAGGGTTCTGAGAAATGGGAACCTGAGTTTTTCCCATACTACAACCTTGTAGCTGAGATGTCCGACATCTCTGGTCTTGAGGAAGTCTTCCATATCGGCAACGGTTATGGCGATCAAAGCAAGATCGAACGAGTCGCTAAAATGTACTCAATGAGCGTTGGCGACATCATTTTCTGTCATGACACTAACACTTGGTTGATGTGCGACCCCGAAGGTTGGATGGCTATTAAAGTCTCTGACCGAGTGATGGTTGCATAAGTCATTGATTTCCTTGGTTATATCAAAAAGTTATATGCTTATGAGAAAACAGTCTAACCAGGCTGTTGACTCTGACCGTGGTTGTAGTACCATTATACCTGAACTGATGAGAGAGATTTAGATTATGGCGTATGTTTCCCAAGAAAAGAAAAAAGAACTTGCTCCCGCGATCAAAGCGGTCTTGAAAAAGTACAATATGAAAGCGACTATTGGTGTCCGCCATCATATGTCTCTGGTTGTCAATGTCAAGTCTGGTGATCTAGACTTTAGAGCGGCTCGTGAGCAAGAGCTGAAAGACAACCTCCACAAGCGACATTATTTTGACGCCCTCAAGGCTGGTCACGATTGGGCAATCTCCGCTCTGCAAAACGAAATTAAAGACATTGAAAACGCTGTTTTTTCAGTCAACGAGTACTGGATCGAAGACAACTGGTCGGCTGACCCCAAGATTGTTTCTTTCCTGCTCGAACTCAAGGCTGCTATGGAAGGTGAATTTTTCTTCTGTGAAGATGATCCGATGACTGATTATTTCCACCGTAGTCACTACATCGATATCAACATCGGCATGAGTTATCAAAAGCCTTATGTTTGTAACAAGCCGTCTGATGATTATATCGAAGACGTTAACGAAGTACTTTCACTCTGGGCTGACATGCCCGTTGCCGCTTAAGGAGCGTTTAATGAAACCTATGCACATGGTCAAATCTGTCACTGAGCAAGAACTGATTGCGGTTCAGAATCGGTACCAAGATGTGGTCAAAAAGATCGAAGAGCTCGAAAAGGTCAAAAAAGAAATTGACATCTTTTTCGACAAAATGGATCTTGGTCAAATTTTACTAAGGAGTGCGGCATGATTCGCAAAAAAATTGGCATCGACACACCCGTTATTGATTTGACGGGTCCTCAAGGCAACGCATTTTTTCTTTTGGGTACTGCTCAGAAATGGGCGAAGCAGTTAGGCTTTAATGTCGATGCCGTGCTGGACGAAATGGAGTCCGGTGATTATGAAAACCTCGTACAGGTATTCGACAGTTACTTTGGTGATTACGTTATTCTGGAGCGATAATGAGTATTCGAAATGAAATCGTAGTTTTGTTTGATCGTTTCTCTAAAGACCCTGAGAATTTCGACATCAACATGAGAGTTGATTGGAATTTTGTAGAAGCTGACATCATGATGAAACTTGGTGTTGATCGTATCGTCGAGGAGATGGGATCTCTCTCCGAGTTTTACAAACAGATCGAATCGTTGGTTGAGGCAGTATAATGAAAGACACATTGATCGGCATTTTGGTTTGTGGTTCACTTGGCGCCATTCTCGGCGTGATGATGGGTTTGGCCATATGAACGTATTTGATTATTTGCAAGAGCAGATCGATGTGAACGGCGTGATGCGATATCGCCGTCATGGTTCTGCCAATGGAGAAGTCGGTGCTTGGAGAAGTGTTGGTCCTATTATGATCACCAGACACGATTTCTATCGTGATTACCGAGAAGCTGTTCGCCGGCGTGATGAGTTGGATCTAGCAATCGAATCCATGAGAAAAATTATAGGAGACGTATGATGACAAGTTTGCAAGGTTACGTAAAAATCGATTACGACCGTCTGGTCGAAATTCTTGGTGAACCGACTTATGATGGACCGTCTGGCGATGGTAAAGTCAACACCGAGTGGGAAATTCTCGACGATGATTGTGGAATAATTACTATATATGACTGGAAGGAGTGTTGTGCCGAGACTGCTCGAACGACTCCTCTCTATCGCTGGCACATTGGCGGCCGAGATCGAAGGGCTGTTGATGTCATCCGAGAAAAACTAAACAAGGTTGTCTATTATGCCTGAAGAAATTAAACCGCCGGTCATTGTCGAAGAACCTGAAAGTGGTTCTAGATTCACATATCCTAATATCAGTGCAGCTCTGTCTGACATTGAAGAACTTGAAACGGAGTATCCTGATCGTCGGTTTGTCATTCGTTCTGCTGAACCAACTATTCGTTACGAATGACATCTGAAGCTTATCAATACCTGATGGGTTGGTCCCCTCAGGCAAAGCTCTCTTTTCTCCGGCGATTTTATCTCGGTGATAAGGATTACTATTTGATTCCGCAGATGATAGAGGAGTTACAACAATCGTATGGTCTGCACACGACCGAGGCGATGTCTTTTTTGTATGAACTAAATTTAGAATTTAATCTTGATGGTGGAGTGACAACGCATTGAAACAAAAATTCCAAGATGCTTACTTTGATATCGCCGAACGAATCGGTCAGTTAAGTACTGCACGTAAAGCACAGGTAGGTGCGATCATTGTAAAAGACAATCGCATCATTAGTCTTGGATATAACGGCACGCCGTCAGGATGGGACAACAATTGCGAAGATGAAGATTGGCCTTTGTGGATGCGTGATAGTGATTTTAAAGACCCAGCGTATGTTCGACTGAAAACAAAACCTGAGGTTCTACACGCTGAGACAAATGCGATTGCCAAATTAGCAAAATCGCGGGAGAGTGCGAATGGTGCCAGTCTTTTTTGCACACACACTCCTTGTCTTGATTGTGCCAAACTGATCTATCAGAGTGGAATCACAGAGGTTTATATTGGTCAACGATATGACGCATCAAAGGGTAATGGCGAGGAACTTTTAAAATCGTTGGGTGTTACTTTAACTTTCAAAGGGGAAAATAATGAGTAGGAACTGGAAATATTGGGCAAAGGTAACACTGATTTGCCCTATTGTGTTTGTTTGGGACCTTTCTTTTTGGCTGATCAAAACCATTTATGATGGTGCCAAATGGATTGATGAGAAAGGTGGTGATATGATTGATGACTTTTTAAGGGACTAATCGTGACAATGTATTCGGTAGATATTGAGAACGACGACGAAATCTGTAAAGATGTTTTGATCGACCTTTTGGCGATAACAGATAATGCCAAAGTTGAAGAAGCGATTAACATTGTGATTGCGTATCTGTCGGTTCCCGGTGAGTGGGAAAATGGAAAGTACGACCAAATTTGATGCTCTCTTATTGAGAATGGATTTGAATTGGGAGGAAGATGGTTCTCCTCCCTATCTCGCCGTTCCGTATCATATGATAATTGAAAACGAATGGAACGAAGGTGACCTGTTGCGATTCATCAAACAAGAGGACGGGTCGTGGTCAATCGCAAATCTGTCTGCCACCGACACGTGGCCAGAAGAACTCTAATAAAATCAACGACTTAACTTTCTTAGACTATTTTGTGTTAAAAAGTCACAAAAAAAGAATATGTAATAAAATCAATGACTTACGGTAAAACTTTTTTCAAAAAAAGTCTTGACATGGTTCGCCGGTTGTGCGATAATACTACTGTATTGTGATGAGAGTAGAGTGATATGGAGTTTTTAGTTGGCCTTTTTTTGATCTTTTTGGCGATGTTGCCTGTGATCATTCCGGCCGGCATCGTCGCTTGGTTGCTGATCAAAATCTTCCCTTGGTTGATGAAAGTGATCGGTTACGGAACTCTCGTTGTGTTGTTGTTTTATTTTGTTTTGGTGTAGTGAAGTGATAGAAGAAGATATTAAACAGTTAAAGAGTATGATTATCAGTCATGACTGGTATTACCACTATTCTGATGATCATCGTTATTATGTGAAAGGACGAGACAGTTGGCGAGACATTTGTAGTTTTGCTCAAGAAATTGGCGAACAAGGTGAACTTATTCTGAAGTCTGCTATTGATACTTTTGAGTCTGCTCAGTTGAGCGAAGTGCCTGTCGACCTTTCTGCGTTGATCAAACAAAACTGGGGAGACATAGTTTAATGAACTCTTTATTTTCACTTAAAGAAATTATCGAATTTCGCAATTACGTATTGTCTTTTTATGCCTACGATGGCATTTATCCCATCAATGGCCTGACCGTTTCAATCGTCGAGTCTGCCATTGAGAACCTAATCAACCAGTATGATGAATTCGGCATTAACTTTTACGGCGACACTATTGACCGTGAACGTGTTCGTGACATCATCTTGGCTGATAAATAAGATTCCTACTAAGGAGGAAGATATGAAAAAAGTAATCACTGCAAGTTTGGCTGCTCTCGCTCTTGGCGCTTCTATGAATGCAGCCGCGTGGGGAGACAAAGAGCAGGGTATCGTGATCGGTATCGTTGGTACTGTCATTGGTGCGGAGATTCTTCAGAATCATCGTAATCATGGCCCTCATACTTCACACCACTATCCTGTCTATACGGGACCCGCGCATAGCGGATATCCTACTCAAAGTGGTGTGTTGAGTGCCTACGAGCGCGGTCTGCAACAACGTCTTGAGAACGAGCGGCGTCGATACAGTATCGACCAGAATCTCCGAACGATTCAAGATCGTGCAGAGTGGCGTGCTTATCGGTGTGGTATCAATCCCGCAGAGTGTTAATCAATTTGGCGGAGAATGCAGTGGAAGGGTGGCACCCTGAAACCGCCCAAATAGCTGAAATGAATATGGACCCCACTGCATTCACCTTTTGAGAGAGATTATATTATGAGTTTTGCCAAGTTACAGGAAAATCTGCGTGCTGAAGGTTGGTTCGTTGAGTGGAATATGCCTTGTTGCCAATCGTGTGCATGGGCTGAAGTTGACCACGACGACCTAGAAAAGGTACTTTTTAATCACTCACAGGACTGTGAGATTGAAAGCGAGTACGAAGACTGCTACTACTGCGGTGGTGAAGGTGGCATGTGGCTCGAAGAAGGTACCGCAGATGAAGAGTGGGATGATTGCCCCGAGTGCGGTGGCTCCGGCGAAGAGTACTTTTCTGCACCGGCCGATGCCGACACATCTGTTTCTGGTTTCATATGCAATACTCCTGAGATGCAAAGTGGTAGTCTCTTCTGTTACGCCGGCGATAAAAAAGGCGTTGAAAACCTAAAATCAATTTTACCCATCATCGAACAGTCTGGTTGTGCGTATGACTGGAATGGCGATGGTGCGAGTCGCATTTACATTTCATGGTAGGAAATCCATATGAACACAATTAAGTTGAATCTTGACATATTAGAGTTAGAAGCAAAACTCAGAGGCGTTGAAGAGATAGTTAAACGCATTCGTGAACAAACCGTTGGAGTTGACTATGACGTTGAAATCGAAATGCCTTATCCAGATGATGTCATTGAGATTGCACAAGATAATCAAATTAGTTTGAACTTCAATCTTGACCCGAATGTGAATGTAGGTTATACTGGTGAAATGGATCCTTTTATGCCTTCTGCTAGCGATGTAGAATTTCCTGACGGATGGACAATTACTCTTAGCGATGAAGAGTTGGCGAAACTTGGTGTAACGATGACGGATGTTAAAGATGAAAATTCTGAAGGAAATAACTGATTGGTCTGGTCTTGAGTATAACGTCAAGAATCATACCTACGCAATTAATGACTCCGGTAAGTGTGTTGCTTATCGGCGTACTGGCACAAAAGAGTGGTTGACCTTTTCGAAGCCCAAATCTTTCAGCCGGTCTCACCGTAAGTTTGTGACACTGAAGGAGGAATTCAATGAGTGATAAGTATGACTGGCCTAAAATCTACAAGGCCGAAGAAAACCTTGAACAACAAATCAGTGAGTGGGTGTTTGATCACATCTGCCAGTTTTTTGATGTTGAAGATGTGTCCGAGTTGACTGAAGAACAATATGAAGAAGTTGTTGCCTTTCGTGAAGAATTGAACGAATATAGTCCTATGCAATGGGGATTTTCAAACTTCATACAATATTGGGAGAATGAATCCCCGAATTCAGAATGGAACTCTGAGTGACGCCGTATCACAAGATAGAAGGTTACGCCACCGATAATCATTTTCGTGCTTTAGTAATGTTAAACGAAATGATAAACGTGGAAGCAGGAGTCGCTGAGATCGGAACTTTATTCGGCCGTTTTTTCTGTATGTTGAACCATTTCTCTGGAAATTGTTCATCATTCGCAATCGACCTGTTTGAAGACCAAGAAAAAAACATACCACCCTCGGGTGATGGTCGTAAACTCACCGAAGACAAGTTTATTACCAATCTAGACTATCACGACAGATATGGTGGTAGTAATGTAAGAGTCATTAAAGGGGACAGTCTTTCGATTCGTTATGATATAATCAAAACAATCAACGAAGTTGGACGAGTAAAGTTTTTCAGTGTTGATGGCGGACATGACGCAGTACACGCCACGAATGATCTGCACATTGCACAGAACTGCATCACAGATGGTGGTGTTGTAATAATGGATGATTTCTTTAATATTAGACATCCTGGTCCTACACAAGCACTTTTAAAATATATTGAAAATCACCAGAGTTTAATTCCTTTTTTTCTTCTCAATGAAACAGTGTTTCTTTGTAGTTTTTCTTTTTACAGAAAATATTTCAATTATGTTCTACGATGGTCTGTCGTTAAAGACTATCGTGGAGGTATGAGATATGTCTCCGAAAAAGAAAAGTCCGAGTCTTTCAGAAAATTTGATATGAATGTTTTCCTGACTAGAGTTGCCGGTTATGATATGGTGTGTTACTCTAATATAAAGGAGTGAAATTATGAATGACCTATACGAACGTTACGGTTTGATTCGAAACCGAAGTTACAACATTCGCACAGAACCAGTGAACGATATTATCACTGATAGGGTTCTTGTGCTCGACCTAATTGAAAATAACAAAGTAGTTGACAGCAGAACTTTTCCTGATAAAAGTTATTATTACTATGAATCAGCCGGTGAAAACTGGATGACAGGAGTGTTAAGTTGAATATATTCCCCTTAGAGTATATGCCAAATCAAAAGATTCCTTGTCCTGTCGAATCTGCCATGGCACAATGCGACAAACACGTGGTCAAGATGCCAACCGAATCTGGTCAAATGTTGTCTACCGTACATCGTATGCTCGACGGCAAACTAGAAATGCGGCCTTCTAAATCAGGCAAACGCATGGTCAAATACTGGGATTTATTCGAAGGTCGTGATGACCTTGAAGCAGAAATGATTTACTACAAGGCGGTGCATATGGGACATCCTTGCACTGTCTGGTCTATGCAGACTGAAGCAAACTACAGGTGGCACTGGGAACATTTCTATGCCTTGTGTCAAGAATACACCTATCGATATGGCAAAATTCACGGTGCAGAAAAAGTTTTGTGGCCGTTGCGAACACCGCCTAGAAATATTCCCAAGGGTCCTCTGACAAAGATGCCTTTGGCGATGAAGTCAAATCCCGAGTGCATGAAAGATGACGTTGTAGAGTCTTACCGTCTTTTTTATCAAACAAAACAAGAACGATTCTCTATGACATGGAAGAATCGTAAAACTCCTGAGTGGTTTGAACTGGCAGCGGCATAAATAATGGCATACAATAATCCAAACGAGGATGAGATATGCCCGCCGGCCGTATCAACAAACTTACTGTTGCTAAAGAGAATGCTCTGAAGAAGTGCATACTTCCCTATGAGTATGCGATCAAAGAACAGAATAATTCAACCGCGGTTGTAATTGTAAGAGCACCTTCAGCGGAACGAAAAGATGTCAAAACAGACATTGAGAAAAAATTAAAAGCCAAAAAATATAAGTACACTTCAGTCAGAGCAGGTGGAAGTATCGGTGCAACCGATATTGAAATTGACGAATATAAAGTAAGAATCACCTATAAGAACCTTTCAGGCGGTATGTCTGAAACGACACTTAATTCGACAATTACAGAACTTGCTCCTGCGCTCGCCTTCATGGCAAACAAGAAAACCTTCTCTACTGTTGATCAATTCTACACTTTCCTCCAACAAACTCTGAAACAGGGTAATCAGTCCGGTTGTTATCTAAACGACAGAGATAAACAAGCCGGTCACCAGTTTATCAAAGATATGCCCACATCTTCCAAGTTTAAAGAAAAAATGGAAAATGCGATGGGTGTTTTGAAGTATCTACATAAACTTGACTCAAAAACAAAAATTGAACAAGTTTATTTTGCCTACCGCGCAAAACCCACCGGCATCAATACAGACCATAAAGGCGATTTGTTTGTCAAATTTACGACAGGTAAAATGTTGGGCGTTTCACTGAAAGCAGGTGGTGCGAAAACCGCTGAACCGCAATTGAATACCTACGTGAATAAATTCTTTGATGATATGAACAGACCGTCGGATAAAGAAAAGTTACGTAATTCAGTATATAGAGAGGTACACAGTAAAGTAGGATTACCCGGAAACTGGCAAACACCTTCACAGAAAAAACAGGCAATTGATAAGATTGAAGAGTTTCGAATTGCAAACGCAAGACAATATGAGATTCTTTATGATAAACAACTTGAGTTGTGCCGTGACGCGGTAATCGCTGCGATTAATTTGAGAAAAAAGGACGCCGATCTTTATATTAAGAAAAAAATTATTAAGAAAGACGAAAACGTTCCTTTAGAAGTTGTCAAGGCCTATGGCAAAAATTACAAGATGGTCACAGATGAAGATGCAATCGAAACACATCTACCTGCCTGTAAAAAGATAACTGCTAGAAAGTCTACAACCTCAAAACAAGAATGGTTTATCGATCTTGTGGGCACAAAAGAAACTATTACTATGAAGATGTCAATACGAACTAATCAACCACCGCCCAATAATAAGATTGCACAAGGTTTCAACTTGGCGATTAAATTTAATGGAATAGCGTAATTGATGAGAGTTTGGTTTGCGAAGACAATGACAAAGTTTTTTCGGTTCTTTGCCGATACATTCTTTGCCAAACGATACGGTCATAGAGCAGTCGTATTAGAGACTGTCGCAGGCGTTCCGGGTATGGTTGCAGGTATGCTTGTACACTTACGCAGCCTGCGACGAATGGAAAAAGGCAACGGCACAATGATACATGAAATGTTGGCCGAGGCAGAGAATGAACGTAAACACCTCATGTTCTTTATTGAGTTGGTGCAACCAAACTGGTTTGAAAGGTGGTTAATCGTAATTGCACAGTGGATATTTTGGCACTACTATCTTGTCATGTATCTGTTATCACCAAAGACCGCACACTTGATGACACACTACTTTGAGGAAGAGGCAGTCAAGAGTTACACAAATTATTTGGAGATGATCAGAAACAAACAGCTGGCAAATCCACCTGCGCCGTTAAGTGCTATAAAGTATTACAATCTAAAAGACAGCGCTCGTTTGTCTGACATGATAGAGTGCATTCGAGCTGACGAACAAAAACACGCAGATGTTAACCTAAGGTATTCTAATGTTAAAGTATAATCAGTTTATTGTAGAGTCCAAGAACACACACATGGAACACATCGAAGATTTGATGTTTAACGAAGGTGTGGCTGGTACGAGAAAGGCAATCAACTTTTTACGTGATCTGCGAGACATGTTGTCTGGTCATTCGAAGACCAGTATTTCTCGCACAGTGAAATGGGATGGCGCACCCGCTGTTTTTGTTGGTGTCGATCCAACTGACGGTAAATTCTTTGTTGCTAAGAAAGGAGTGTTCAATAAAAATCCAAAGGTGTATAAGACACCCGAAGATGTTAAGGCCGATACAAGCGGTGATCTACAGAAAAAACTTCTGATTGCACTGGAAGAATTTAGTAAGTTAGGTATTAAGAGTGGCGTTTACCAAGGAGATTTGATGTTTACTAAGGGAGACGTTGCTAGGGAAAAGATCGATGGAGATTCTTATTTTACTTTCCAACCTAATACTATTGTTTACGCTGTTCCTGTCGGTTCTCCGTTGGGCAGACAAATATCCAGAGCAAAGATTGGTGTGGTCTGGCATACTACTTATACAGGTAATTCTTTTGAGTCTATGTCTGCAAGCTTTGGCAAAGATATAACGTCGAAGTTTAATTCAGTGTCTTCTGTCTGGCAAGACGATGCAACGTATCGTGATGTTTCCGGTAATGCCACATTCACGCAGGCAGAAAACACACACATCTCAACCATCATCTCAATGATCGGCAAAGAGTTTCGGAAGACAAATGGCCGACTATTAGACGAATTTAAGAATGATGCTGAACTGCGAGAAAGAACAAAGACTTTTAACAACACATTTATTCGTGCAGGCAAACGTTTCAATACCAAAACACATACAAAAGGATTGATGGACTATATTCACGATCACTACCAGAAACA